TGAAGAAAGCAAAACCTGGTGATCAAATACAAAGATTAGCAAGTCAGGAAGTTCAAGCTTTTCCTGGTATAGAAGAATATTTCATATACACCCCTCAAGGTTCATCACAACCATATACTACTGCTGGTGGAAATCCATCAAAAGGAGTCAAGTTAACAAGAGATTCAATCACATATTGTACATCTGGACTTGTAGATAGAAATAAAGGAACAACATTATCATGGTTACATAAAGCAATCAAACCATTAAATCAATTAATGATGATTGAAGATAGTCTTGTAATTTATAGATTATCAAGAGCACCAGAAAGAAGAATATTCTATATTGATGTTGGTAATCTTCCAAAAGTAAAAGCAGAACAATATCTCAGAGATGTGATGATGAGATATAGAAACAAATTAGTATATGATGCTAATACTGGTGAGATGAGAGATGATAAGAAATTTATGTCAATGATGGAAGATTTCTGGTTGCCTAGAAGAGAAGGTGGTAGAGGAACTGAAATCACAACATTACCTGGTGGTCAAAATCTTGGTGAGATTACTGATATTAATTACTTCCAGAAGAAATTATACAGATCATTAAATGTACCAGAAACTAGAATTGCTGGTAGTGATGCTGGTTTCTCTTTAGGAAGATCATCTGAAATTTTAAGAGATGAAGTTAAATTTAGTAAGTTTGTTGGTAGAATGAGAAAGAGATTTACACATCTCTTCAATGATATTTTAAGAACACAATTACTTCTTAAAAATGTTGTTACTCCAGAAGATTGGGATATTATGAGTGATCATATTCAGTATGATTTCTTATATGATAATCATTTTGCTGAACTTAAAGATTCTGAACTTTTACAAGAGAGATTAAATCTTGCTAGTGCTGCTGAACCCTATGTTGGTAAATATTATTCTGCTGATTATATAAGAAGAAAAGTTCTTAGACAGACTGATCAAGAAATAATAGACCAAGATAAACAAATTAAACAAGAGATAGCAAAAGGAATCATACCTGATCCTAATGCTCCAGTTGATCCAGCTACTGGACAACCAATCCCACAAACCAATGGAGTTCTTGGTAAAAATACTCTAGAACCTGAGGTTGATGAAGAAAAATTTGAAACTTCAGAAACTCCATCTGGTGGAGAGATATAAATAACCTTATAAGACTACATTTATTGATATGGAAGAACTTATGGATTTGCTTGTGAGTGATGAATCACCTTCACAGGTAAGCGATAAAATAAAAGATATTCTCTACTCTAAAAGTGCAGAGAAGATTACAAATGTAAGACCAGAAGTTGCATCATCATTATTTGATGATGGAGAAGAATTAGAAGATTCTGAAGAAACAACTGATGAATTAGAAACTGAAACTGAAGAGGAATCTGAAGTAGAAGATCAAGAGGAATTAGAACCTGTAGAATAGAGTTCATAATTGCTAAATAACGTATAGGATTAAAGTAACCTTATAAAATAATGGCATTACAACCCGTTGGAAGTGGATCATCAATAGCTAGTGGAGCATCTGCATCTCACGCAAAATTCGCACATAAAACTGATGCAATAAGAGTTTATGCTGATGGATGCACAGCAACTGTTGCTGTTGGAAATACTGCTGTTGCAGCAGCTACTGATTTCATAATTCCTGCAAATCATGAGCCTGAAACTATTAACATAGGAAGACCAAGTGCTCAAAGAGTAGTTGGCATAACAACTACAGACACAACTACTATTATTGATTTTCCAGAGGGAACTGGTGCACCATTTTTTGTTGGTCAAAGAGTAAGTTTAACTGTAACTGATCCTCAAAATAGACATTTTGAGTTTACAGATAAACCAATTGCAAGTATTAATAATACTTCTAATGTTGGTGGTTATTTTGGAACAAGACTAGTAGTTACACATAATTATGGTGCTATAGTTGGTGTTCATACAGCATTTGTTAGTGGAGATGGTCAAACTGCTGAGTTAAGAGATGTGGTTCACATTTCTGCTTTGGCAAAACCAAATAGTCATGGCAATGCTGCAACAGGTGCAGTTTATTTTCAACAAGTTCAAGTTACTAGTGGAGCATAATGAAACTTATTAGAGAAGAAATAGAATCAGTTGACTTCATTGTTGAAGAACGCAATGGTAAAAAGTCAATGTATATTGAGGGTATTTTCTTACAAGGAGATATTCAAAATAGAAATGGAAGAATGTATCCAATAGACACCTTAAGAAAGGAAGTTCAAAGATACAATGAATCTAATATTGTGACAGGAAGAGCACTTGGTGAACTTGGACATCCAGATGGTCCTACTGTTAATCTTGACAGAGTTTCACATAAAATTGTTTCTCTCAAAGAGAATGGAAGCAATTTTATAGGAAAAGCAAAAATTCTCAATACACCAATGGGAAATATTGCAAAGTCTCTCATAGATGAGGGAGTAAAACTTGGTGTTTCATCAAGAGGAGTTGGTTCTTTGAGACCAACAAAAGAAGGATATAATGTAGTCAGTGATGACTTCATGTTATCCACTGCTGCTGATATAGTAGCAGACCCTTCTGCACCTGATGCTTTTGTTGAAGGAATTATGGAAGGAAAAGATTGGGTATGGGATGGTGGTGTTCTTAGAGAACAACAAATTGCCAAAACATACAAAACAATCAACACTCTAGTTGATAAAAAACAACTAGATGAAAATAAATTAAATGTTTTCAACAATTTTCTAAATTCGTTGTAAAATTTTAATCTACTAAATAAATATAGATTTAAGTTAAATAAATCCAAATGTCTCGTGGTACAAAATTACAAGAAATGGAGCAATCTAAAACTGCTGTGAATGCCAACGCAACTCCTGGTGATACTGCCATGCCTAGTGCAGGTAGCAATGCATCTGGTGTAACTGCTGGTAGTACAGCCCAAGTAGAAGACCTTGGAGGTCCTACACCCCAAAATTACAAACCAGATGATGATTCTGCCAAGTTAAAAGAACCTGGTGCGACTCTGAAACAGGTAGCTGATGTAATTACTAAAAATGCTGCAAAAGCAGATGCAATGCCAACTGGTAATGCAACACCTGGTACACTATCTCAAGGAGATGAAGTGGAAATAGAAGACTCACAAGAAGTAGTTTCTGAAGATCAATCAGAAGAAGCCACAGAAGAGGCAATTGTTGATGAGAGTATTAACATTGAAGATGATGTTAATGCACTATTAGGTGGAGAAGAATTATCTGAAGAATTTAAAGAGAGAGCAAAGACAATCTTTGAAGCTGCTCTTAATTCTAAAATCAAAGAAATTCAAGACACACTAGAAATCCAGTATGAGCAAAAACTCAATGAAGAGAAGGAAGAATTAAAAGTCTCTCTACAAGAGAGAGTTGATTCCTATCTTGAGTATGTTGCTGAAGAATGGATGACAGAAAACCAACTAGCTATTGAGCACGGTCTTAAGACTGAAATGACTGAATCATTCCTTTCTGGAATGAAAGGTCTATTTGAAGAACATTATGTAACAATCCCTGAAGACAAATATGATGTGCTTGAAAGCATGGTAGAAAAACTAGATGACATGGAAACCAAGCTCAATGAGCAAATAGACAAGAATATTGGTTTAAACAAGAGACTTGGAGAGTCTGTTGCTACTGGTATACTTGAGTCTGTTTCTGATGGCCTTGCTGCTACTCAGAAAGAGAAGCTCGCTTCACTTGCTGAAAGTGTAGAGTTTGAAAGTGAAGAAAAATATCGTGAGAAGTTAGAAGTTCTCAAAGAATCATACTTTGCAAGAACAACTAATGAGTCTGCTAAAGAAATCTCTAAAGCACAAACCCTTTCTGAGGGTGTAGATAGCACACCAGCACCTGTTTCAACAGGAATGGATGCTTACTTAAATGCTTTAGGTGCATTTAAACCAAAAAAGCAGATCTGAATTAATTATTAATCAAACGTAAATTTCACACAATTAGGTAAATCGCAATGTTCCAATCAGAACAATTGCAAGAAAAGTGGGCACCACTCTTAGACTATGAAGGTCTTGATCCAATCAAAGACAGTCACAGAAGAGCAGTAACCTCTGTCTTGCTAGAAAACCAAGAAAAATTTTTAAAAGAAGAACAAGCATTTTCATCAGGTATAAACTTGATGGAAGCACCAACAAACTCTGCTAACTCAGCAGGTGCACAAGGTGGATTTGGTGCAGATTCAACTGCAGCTGGTCCTACAGCAGGTTTTGATCCAGTTCTAATTTCTTTAATTAGAAGGGCAATGCCTAACTTAGTTGCTTATGATCTTGCTGGTGTTCAGCCAATGTCTGGACCAACAGGTTTGATCTTTGCAATGAGATCAAGATTCACTAACCAGAGTGGAACTGAAGCACTATTCAATGAAGCAGATACTTCATTCTCTGGTACAGATGCTGGTGATGACAACACACTAACAAATCCATTCTCAGATGTTAATGTTGGTTTGGGTACAATCACACAGAATGGTACAAACCCTGCAGCACTTAACCCAGTTGGTACTGCATCAACATCAGAAGCAGCATATACAGTTGGTCAAGGTATGGCAACTGGTGATGCTGAATCACTTGATGGTACAGGTAATGATGCCTTCAACCAGATGGCATTCAGTATTGAGAAAGTTACTGTTACTGCTAAGTCAAGAGCACTAAAGGCAGAGTACAGTTTAGAACTAGCTCAAGACCTTAAGGCAATTCATGGATTGAATGCAGAAGCTGAATTAGCAAACATTCTTTCTACTGAAATCCTTGCTGAAATCAACAGAGAAGTCATCAGAACAATCTATATGACTGCTGAACAGGGTGCTGTTTCAAACACATCTACTGCAGGTAATTTTGATTTAGACATTGACTCAAATGGAAGATGGTCTGTTGAGAAGTTCAAAGGACTTCTATTCCAGATTGAAAGGGATGCAAATGCTATTGCACAGAGAACACGTCGCGGAAAAGGTAACATGATCCTTTGTTCTGCTGATGTTGCTTCTGCATTAACAATGGCTGGTATCTTAGACTACACTCCAGCATTAAATACAAACTTAAATGTTGATGACACTGGTAACACATTTGCTGGTACAATCAATGGTAAGTTCAGAGTGTACATTGACCCATATTCTGCTAACCTATCTGCTGCTAACGCACAGACTACATCAGGTAATCAGTATTATGTTGTAGGTTACAAAGGTACATCACCATATGATGCAGGATTATTCTACTGCCCATATGTACCTCTACAAATGGTAAGAGCAGTTGGACCAGATAGTTTCCAACCAAAAATTGGATTCAAGACCAGATATGGTATTGTTTCTAACCCATTTGCTGAAGGAACTACTCAAGGTCTAGGTAGACTGCGCATCAACTCTAATAGATACTACAGAAGAGTTGCTGTTAAGAACTTAATGTAAATTAATATTTACATACTTACAAAGAGATCTCTTCTTAGAGGTCTCTTTTTTTATTCCTAAAAATAATGATATTAGATTTAATTCCAGAAGATAATCAAATACTACATCAGAAAGTTAAAAAATGTAGTTATAATCTGGATCGCAAAAAATTATCTAAGACATTGGTTGAAAACATGATGCATCATGAGGGTTTAGGTTTATCTGCTAATCAAATTGGTATACCTGAAAGAGCATTTGCCATGATAAGAAATATAGAGTACAATGAAATCATAGTTTGTTTTAATCCTAAGATTATAAAAACATCTACTAAAAAATCAGTAATGGAGGAAGGATGCTTATCTTATCCAGAATTGTTTTTAGATGTGGTGCGTCCAAGTGAAATTGTGGTTAAATATGAGGATGAAGATAAAAAAATTCATAAATTAAATTTAGTGGGATTATCTGCAAGAGTATTTCTACATGAATATGATCACATGGAAGGTATTGTGTTCACTCAAAGAAACCTAAATAATTAAAAACTAATAAAAATGGTTTGGCACATTAAAAAAAC